GAAAATCATTTTCCTTTGCTTCTGCTCGAGTCCATGTTTGATGGAACCAGTTTCCAGTTCCATAAGGTGTTGAAAGTACAATTGCTCCACCACCTGTGGCTAGTGTTTGTTGTGCTGATGCCCATATCTCTCCAATATTTTCAATGAACGCTGCCTCATCTACAAGCAGCATAGAAACGGCTTCTGATCGACCAGCATCTGAACTTGCTGATGTTGCTTTAATTTGGGAACCATTATTTAATCTTAAGGTTAATTTACTATCTTCTAGTGGTTTATCTTTTTCTCTTAACCATGAAGGTAAACTATCATACATAAAACGTACTTTTGTAACCATGTTTTTAGCAGTGTCCTGCTTAGTTGCAATACAAAGTATGTTTTTATCTTTATGGAATAACATTAACCACAAAGAATAACCTGCGGCTAAGGTTGATATACCTAACTGTCTTGATTTTAAGATAATAGAATATGGATTGTCTCTCCATAAATGTAATACCTTAGATTGGAAGGGATATAAATTAAATAATACTCTACCACGTTGCGGGTGCTGGATGTGGCAGTATTTTTTCATGAAATGAGCAGGATCCTGAACACATTTAATGTATTCCTGCTTGATAATTTCTCTATAGTCTACATTTTCACTCATAGTGCAACTAGCAAACCACTAATAATAGATACTACAGCAACACCATATGCTACTTTTATACCTTTTTTAGCTGTTTTTAACGCTTTATCATATAACTCAACTTGTTTATTTTTATTATCAATGATTTGAACGTAATTCAATTCATTCTTTTTATATAAATCAATTTGATTGTTTTTATTTTTAATCAATGTATCTTGTTGAGATACAATAACATTTAAAAGAGTTACAGAATCACGAGTGATTCCAATTTGATTCTTTAAATAATCTCTTTCGGTTTTAACCAGTAGTGCTTTTTTTAAAGTAGCACAAGGTACACAACATTGGGTATCAATCGAAAGCGTTTGTGAATTCGCGAACGAGGATAGGATTAGACATAGTGTCAACACGATTATGTTCTTCATTGTACAATTTTTTATAAATATTTGCTTTACCGTTTAACTCACCCATTTTAAATTTAGTGTTTTGAATCTCATTATCCAACACAGCATTTAATGAATCAATACGATGGATGAGTTTTTGATTGTCTTCAACTTTAGCTAATAAAGAATCATTAGCTCGGTTTAACGAGTCTATTTGAGATTGGAAGTTGGTTTTATCATGTCTAAGTCCTAGATTAATAAGGATTAGGATGATAGATACAACAATGGTTAGGGTAATAATACTTTTTTTCATATAACTAGTTTTAATTGGTTTAAATAAAGTCTACAGGATCTTTAGCTGTACCTAAATTAGGTTTACGAGTTGTTTGTCTAGCCGTATTTATAGCTTGTTGTTTTTGTTGAGGTGTTAATTTATCCGGATTGGGGACATCAATTGTGGTTTCTTTAAGAGCTTTTTTGATGATTTCTCTTAATTCTTTGCGTGTCATTATCTTAATTTTTTAATAATATCAGCAGCTCTTTTCTTCTTTTCATTAATGCCTTTTTTAGCATCACGGAATTCATTCATAGATGCTTCTAAGTCTTTAATACTTGCTTCCATTTCTTTAATAGCTTCAGAAGCTTTTTGGTTAGCGGCAGGACGTTTTGCATAAACACCTAATACACTTTTAGGGTCAATGTTATCAAATACAGTCATTTCTTTTACAATGCCTGCTTTGGTTGAACCTTTTTTAGGTTTTTCTACAACGTAGAATGAACCAACTTCATCTACTGGTTTTACTTCCTCTAATACTTCTTCATTGACAGATTCAATGATCAATTTACGTAAATCAGATAATTTCATACTTATAAATATTAGAACTTTATTGTTTCTAATACTTTTTGTACACGTTCATCTGTTGTACCTGAAATAATGGTAAATTTGTTAATTAGTGGTTTATATGCATTAATAATATAGTTAATTGTTTTATCAATTGTTTGTCTATATTCAGAATTTGTTTCACGAACACCATTATCTTCTATTTCAACACCTTCAGGTGATACATAAAATATGTAATCATACTCTGAAATGAGTAACTTGGCATAGTTTTCAAATTTGTGTTTATCATTATAAAAAATAGAAGAAGCATTTAATGTAAATGCCATAACATCAATTACTGTTCTATCAGTAATAACTTTATCATAAAGTAATTCAGTACAACGTTCAGCTAAAAATATTGTTTGACCTTTTAATGTTGAATCAGTATTCAACGGAATACCTAAATCACGTAAGTATTTTGAACGTTCAGTTGCAAAATGATAACCTTCAAATTGTGGTAATTCACTTAATGCATTTACTAATGTTGATTTACCAACACTCATTGTTCCACAAAAACCTATTTTCATAATCTATAATATACAAAAAAAGGCTTAGTTTCCCAAGCCTTAATCTAAATGTATTTTATTATTTTATAAATTAAAAATCGAAATCATATAAATCCTCATCTTGCTCAATTTGATCATTTTTATATTCAAGAAAATCTTTATATAAATTTTCATCACTAATTCCTTCATATGCTTTTACATCATCCGCCTTCAAAATTTCATCTAAATATATTTCAATGTGTTCATCTATAACGTTGTGTTGTTTTAAATTAAATCTAACAAATTTTTTAAAACTTTCATAATATTTTTTATTGCTCATGTTTTTATAAGGTGACCAATTTTTAAATTTGTCTATTACTGTATTTCGGGGGATAGCTTTAATCTCAATTAAACGAGAATTTTCAGTTAATTTATTCTCAACTAAAAATTGCTTTAAATCAAAATTATCCATAGTTTATATTTTAATTATAAATATACAAAAGAAAGATTAGCTTTCCTAATCTGTAGTAAAATTTTGAAGCCATGCTTTAAAATCTGTTATTAATTCTTTTAAAGTCATATTTTTATAACTGTCAGGCCCATCAAAATCTATAATATCATTTAAATAATTAATTAAACCATCATTAAATGTTTTAGGTGAATCAAATAAATCTTTAAAGTATTTAAATTGTAATTCTTTTTTTAATTTATCTAAATCAACATAATAAAAACCATCTTCACCATCTTCCCCAGGAGATACAATATCAACGGGTCTATTTAAATTAGATAAGCCGGTATTACCTGGTTGAAGTTTCATATTTTATCTTTTAATAATAGATAGTAAAGTTAATCCAATTACTAGTTGTACGTTGACTCCACTCTATATTATTTTTATTTAGAATTTCTATTAAAGTTTCTATTTTTTCCTCTATAGTTTCCCATTCTTCCTCTGTATAGTCATTGTACTGAATTTCGGAGCTTAGTTCTTTAAGTTCAGGATCATTAAAAAATAATATACCGTAGTAAATATAGATATCATCATCACTATCGTACTCAAAATCTTCGCCTAAATTTTCCCATTTTTCTAGTGAAAATCTTTGTTTACCTACCCCCGTATTTTTAGGAGTAGCTTTAATTTCATTTAACTTGCTGTTTTCAGTAACCATAAATGAAAAGTCTTTATTTTTAGATTTATATTGTTGTTTAGCTTTTTTAATAAACTCAGAGTAAAGTTTAGTTAAAAGTTTAGGGTTATCTTTAATGTTTTTTAATTCAGGACTTGGGTTGTTAGTGATAGTATTATAGAAAAAATCAGATGATTGTTTTACATAAGAATCATATTTTTCTTTGTTTTGTTTAGCATATTGTTTTTGATAATCTAAATACTTAGCATATACTTCAGGATCTTGTTTTAATTTTTCTCTATGTTGTTTATTATACTGGTTAGCTTTTTCTAAATACTTAGCATAGGCTTCAGGATCTTGTTTTAATTTTTTTCTATGTTGTTTAGCATACTGGTTAGCTGCTTGTTTTAATTTTTCTAGGTTTTTTTCTTTGTATTGCTTAGCAGCTTGTTTAAGTTTTTCTCTATGTTGTTTATTATACTGGTTAGTACGTTGTTTAACTTTTTCTGGGTTTTTTTCGTAGTATTGTTTAGCAGATTGTTTAGCGTACTCTCGATTTTTTTCTCGATTTTTTTCGTAGTATTGTTTAGCTTTTTCTCGATTTTTTTCGTAGTATTGTTTTTGAGCTTGTTTAGCTTTTTCTAAGTACTTAGCATAACCTTCAGGATCTTGTTCTCTACGTTCTTTAGTCCAAGCTTCATTTACCTTGCTGTTTTCAGTAAGTTTGTTCTCAATTAAAAATTGCTTTAAGTCAAAGTTATCCATAATTTCCTAATTTGATCCTGGGTCAGGAATACCCCAAGTTATATATATTTTTTTATTAGCTACAGTGTAAGGTTTAAGTGCATTTTCAGAATTAGGTCTAGTACCAAAAAATGTATAATCATTTGATGTTAAAACATTAGCAAACTTTAAAGGAAGAGACATATTTACAACAAAAACAGACATTAATTCGTCTCCTAATACTATTACTTCAGGATTATATAATTTCCAATCTTTGATAAAGTCTTCATAAGTATAATCAGGATATGCTATGTCTTCTAAGTATATTGATTTTCTATCAAGTTTTTCCTCTCCACTATTCATTATGATATCAGTAAATACAGGATTAAGAGATGCTATTTCTTGTTTATTATTTTTTACAAAAGAAAAAAACGGTGAATCTCCTCCTAACTTTATTCCCGTACTTTGAGGATTGATAGTAATTTCATCTAATTCATTATCTATTTCTTCTGTAGTAAAACTATTAGATCCTATTTTAGTAATCTCAAAACTTTCATTATAACCATTAATATTATGTGTAACAATAAATTTAAAATGAAGGGGTAATTTTTGAAAAAATGCTAATGATTCTGCAGAGCTCGCATAAGATTCATCTCCATCCTCAACATCATTCATTTCTTCATATTCAAATATATCATCTATTGTATGGGTTCCCTGGAGTGTATTTGTACGTTTTAATAAATTTAAAAGTTCGCTTATACTTCTAGCAAATCTTGAATTTATATCGTCACTATTGTTACCACCTACACGATAGATGAAATCAGCAAATAATGTTTTCTTAGTTAATAAGGTAAACGGGTTCAAACTATGAAATTGTCCTGTATTTCCAGGGTAGATTTTTACGTCATTTAACTTGCTGTTTTCAGTAAGTTTGTTCTTAACTAGAAATTGCTTTAAATCAAATGAATCCATTACTTTACTTCTTTTTAGCTTTTGGCTCAGGTTTTTTAGTCAAGGCAGCTTGTAATGCTTTAACCATGTTTTCTAAAGCGTTTTGCTCTTCAGGAGAAAATTCATAGTTGCCTTCTTTAAACTTAGCCATAGCATTTTGGAAGTAACCGGTTTCGGTTTTAGGTCTTCCTTTAGCACCAGGTACTGATGGTTCTTTACTGTATTTAGCTGGTTCAGTTACGAAATCACCTGAAACTACAACACCAGCATCTTTCAAAGCAGAAACGATAGGTGCAGCACTAGCTGTATCTGATGATTGGAATTCCTCGTCGGCAATATGGGCTAAAGTACCATAAAAATCAATTGCTTTTGCTGTAAGAGGATCAGTATTAGGGTTAATAGGTTGACCAATTTTATCTTTATATTTTTGGAAATACTTAATTACACGATCGAAACGAGTACTTTTCTTAAAACGGTCAGGTAAGTTAGCCATTTTTTCTTCCCAATCATCAGCTAATTTAGAAGGTTTAGCAATACGAGCCATTTCATCTAAAGCCATTTCATCAACCATTTCTTCTTTCATAGTTTGGATAGGCTTCATATTACCTACATCATAGGTTTTATCAGGTCTTTGAGAAGGTGCTGTGTTAAAGTTTTTAGAATTAGGTCCAATAGGATCACCAACAGTATTAATAGCTTGAGAATCAGGAGATAACTCATCCATAGCTCGTTTAAGGGCAGCTATTACTGTAGATTTAGAAACATTTTTAAGTTCTGAAAAGTCTAATGCAACTTTAAAAGCGCCATCTAATTCCGTAGGTTGATTAATAAAAGATAATTTTGCTACTACGTTAGGAGCATTTCCAATAGCTTTATTTAAGTTAGTTTCATCAGGAGTATTTATAGTTCCTTTAGCCATCTCTCTAACCATTTCTTTTACTTTCTTTTTGGTTAGTTTATTATCAACTGACTCAGTTAATAAAGGGTTATTTCTTAAATACTTGTGTAAATCAAAGTTATCCATTATAATATTTTGTTATAAATATTACCTAATTACAGAAAACTAAAACTTAGTTTTAAATCGTGGATCTTTCATAGGAGGGATACCAGTTCTATTTCGCAATGCTTCTTTATAGTTTTCCTCAGTATACTGGATTCCATGAATATAATATTCTTTTTTACCTTCAGGAGTGATTAAAGCAGGACCTTCCCAATTGTGAAGTTTACCTTCCCACACATAAGCAACTGTACCATCTGCTTTTTTCAATTTCTTTGTAAATTCGTATTTTGTTGTCATATTATATAAAATTGATTATATCACCATCGTACCATGTTTCATCATGGTAATTTAAAATTGAGCTTTGCTCTAATAAAGATTCAGCAACATAAATTGCTTGTGCTCCAGAAACTGTAATTCCTCTTGCACTTAAAGCATCACCCACGAAATGTACGTTAGAAAATTTAGTTAAACTAAGATCTTTGTAACTTACTAAAGGTTCAGGTGAAAGATATTTTACTTCAGGAATATAAATACCCCAATCATCTTCTAGTGTTGGGAATACTTTCTTCATATCATCAATAAAATTAACAATATATTCAAAATATCCTTCAAACGCATCCATTACTTCTATTAATCCTAACCAACTAATTTGGGTTGCACTTACACCATTACCTTCTGATGTTGTTGAAGGAGTACGAGATGGACTATAATATAAACCAGTTTCATTTGATTGTATTTTATTTACAACATTACGCGACCATTTAAATGGGTCTTTAATGTTATTTAATTCCATAATAATACCAAAATTAGTCATCCCATTTAAATATTTAGGATCTTTTTTAGCATGACCATTGTAAGTAACATCACCATAAGTTTCTTCCACAGCAACATAAGCGGCATTATTGTTTGTACAAAATGAACGTAATGATACTCCTTTATCTTCAAACTTACGATATAATTTAAAATCGTAGCTAATATCGATTAGTTTCTGGAAGTGATGTTGTGGTGCTTCAAATCGAACTCCAATTTGTACTGATTTAGGTTCATCGGGTAATGCGTATTCGTTTGCTAATTGTTGAGCAAAATCAATACCTGATTTGCCTACTGCAAAGATAAGTTCATCGTAATTATAATATTCTACTAATTTAGGATTTTCACATACTGCTATTAAATCTTGTTTTTCAAAATCAATACTAATAACTTTAGTTTCCCATTGAAATTCAACACCTTTAGACACTAAATAATCATACCAATTTTTAGCAATTTCGGATAAATAATCTGTACCTACGTGCCATACTGGGAATAATCGTAAACCAAAATGTGGTTTAATAAAATCGGGTTCAGCTACAGGATTTGAACATTGTACTTCTTCTGGTTTAGGATGGAAACGTTTAAAGTTAGTAATAACTTGATCCATTAGTTCCATTGCTTTATCCTCACCACAATACTTAGATAATTGACCTCCAATTGCTGTATGGTAAGTCAATTTACCATCAGACCATCCTCCAGCACCTAACATACCTGTCATTACTTCCTCGGGTTTGCGATTGTATGGGTCTTTTCCCATATCAATAATAGTGATTAATTCGCCTGGGTAGTTGTTATCTACAAGTTTGGTTGCCGCATTGATACCCGCAACCCCTGCTCCTACAATTACAATTCTCTTATTCATATCCTCTGTGTTATAAATGTACGTATAAAAAAAGTGACCTCCAAATAGAGGCCACAGATCTCAAAAAATTTTTATTTTTAAGTCGACTGGCTATGAATCAGTCTGTATGGTTATAAATATTAGGTTATGTAGTATAAATTACTATTTCTCCATTTTTATTAAAATAACCATCTTGTTTTTCTATCATAGTATAAAGAAATGAATGGCCATTAGAATCAGAAGTTAGTATAACACTAAATTCATCATTACTAATAATGGTAAACTTATCTTTTAATATTTTTTTAGCGGCAATATATTTAGGAATATTGTCTTGGATAGTTTCTATAGCCAACATAATTTCTTCTGCAAGAAAGTCTATGTCTTCAGGATTATCAGATAACATTTCTGCTCTATCTCGAGCATAATCTTTTATATTTAAAGGATCATTTAATGTTAGAATATAATCAATTTCTTTTTTATCTTCATTAAAATAAAGCTTATAGTCTCCATTTAAAATATGATTAATATATTCGGCGTCGCGTATTGTGTTTTCATTCGCTTTAACATTAATAAAATTAAAAAATTGAATAGTATCATAACTAATTTCACCATAATCTAAAATGTAGTCTTCTATAAAAGAAGTATCTATATCTATATATGGTTCATCAGTTATGGTTTTTTTTTTGGTAGGTTTAATTAATCTATTAACGGGTTGAGCTTTAATTTCACTAAAAATTTCTTTAATAATTTGTTTTAAATCTTTTTGTTTGTTCTTATATACAGGACTCCAAATTTTATTTTCTTTAGCATGAACTATTTCATCTATAGGAGATAATTTTATAGTATGTCCTTGAATATTAGCGGTAACATATTTTGCTTTAGGATTGTGAAAAAAATCTAAACATGTTTTTATTTCGCGTATATGGTAAGTTTTTTTACTAGTCACCATACCCTTGTAAGGGAATTTTGTTTCATGTAAATCACCAAAAGAAACGGGAGATATTATATCTAAATCTTTAACATCACGAGCAGGAATATGTTTTTGTAATATTAAAGCAAGACTTCCACCTAAGTAAAAATCGGGGTATTGTTTTTGTAAAGGAACAATATATTTAAGTAATACTTCTTTTATTTGTGATTTTTTAATCATTATTATAAATCAGAGTATTTAATATATTTTCCTGTAGTTTTATCAAAAGCGCCAAAAAGATTTCCATCATCATCCCAATCAGACCAAGTTACAGTTAATCCAGGTCCATCCTCCGATTTTACCACACTATCTCGTAGTTGGGGGTAATCATCTACTTGATCGTTACTACCGATATTAAGAGTATAAATTCTGCCTTTTAATTTTCTATAAATAGAATCAAAAAGTTCTAAGTCTTTAGAGGTCATATATTCATTTTCTATATCATCTTCTATATTATCTCTATCAATAAAAGTATAGATTAAAGGTTCATCAGGGTTTCCTTCAGGTGTGTGTCCCGGATCAAAACCCATTAATTGTTTTTTAATCCATTCTTTTTCTTCTGGAGTAAGAGGAGGGGTGGTTCCTGTGTTTCCAGGTTGAACTTTAATTTCATCAACATTCCCATCATTAGGTATTTTTAAAGCAGCTAAAATTTCATTAGCTGGTAGGTCTTTAATATGGTTAAATTTTAATTTAGTATAAGGGGAAACTAAATAAGTTTGTCCGGCCATCGGAGATCTTGTTTCTTTTCTAGCTATGATAATAGGAGTACCTTTATAGTTTCCTTCAATATAAAATGATTTGGCTTTATATTCAATTTCTAATTTATTTATTTTTTCTATATCAGACAAATTATTAAATTCTTCATCAGATAATGATCCTCTATATACTAAACCAATAGATATTTTTGTAGGTGTTATATTTAGTTTGTTAAAAAAATATTCAGCATTCTTTTTAGTAGTAGGATTTAATTTTTCTTGGGCATAAACCCAAGGATATTTGCTACCTATTTCATTTCCACTAAGATTGTATTTTCCTAAAGTTATACCTAATTTTTTAATTTTACTACTTACTCCTGTGTTTTTAGGTTGAACTTTAATTTCAGTAAATACGTCTTTATCATCTTCATCATTAGGGATATCTTTGTTAATTTTAGCATCATTAGCTTTTAAATTACGCTCAATATCCCTCATAGTATCCATTGCCCATTTTTCTTGAGTAGGTGTTAGTTTATTTTCAAGTGCATTTACAACAAAATTAACAAATTCAGTTTCATCATCTATTTTATACATTTCAGGAAAAAAAAGATCTCTTACTCTAGTATCATTAATTTCACTTTTAATATATACTTTATTAATAGCATCAAACATAATTTTACCAAAACGTATATCATTGGGTTCATTAGATAATTTATCTACTTTACTTACAATCTTTTTATTTTGTTCAGCATCGGCTCCAAATCCTTGTAAAGATAATATTTCATATAATCCTTTTACAATTTCGTGAACTAACATTGGAAAACAGATAGCTGTAGCATTAATTACAAGAGTTTCTGTTTCTTCATCATAGTAAGCTTCAGATTCACCTCCTTGTGATTTTTGACCTTGAGCTAATAGGGCTAGCATCTGAGCAATAGCATTTTCATCATCATAAATACCAAATACAGATTTCATTAACTCATTGTAACGGTTAATCATATCATCACCTAGATCATCTAGATATTCTCTAAATAGTAGGAATGCAAAAGTGCCACGGATAGAGGCACCTTGAGTAATTCCGTTTATGATACGGCGTTTTTTCTCACCAGTTAAAGTAGGTTGAGGTAAATTAACATCAGGTTGTTCTTCCTCTTCTTCACCACCCGGAGCTCCTTTGGGAAGTTCACCTTTACCTATACTAGCATTGATTTTTATTTTTGAGTACTTAATGATAGGATAAGCTTGGGTAACAATTTCTTTAGCTATTTCCTCAAGTAAATCAATATGAGGTTGTTCAGCTTCAATAAGTTCAGGAAGTAATGTACTAGCTGTACTCATCATTTGTCTTAAATTTTTTCCTAGTTTTACTAATTCGTCTTTAGATTGTTTTTTTAATAAAGACATAGTTTCAGGAGAAAATATTTCCTCGTAATCTACCTCACTCAAACGTTGGATTTTTTCCTCAATTACTTGTTTAGCTAATTGTGTTAATTTCATTGGCGTAGTTTTTTAAAACGTTGAATTATTTTTCCAATTATTTCTTGTGTATCTTCCTCACTAAGAGCTTTAGCTGGTCTTTTTTTAGGTGCTGATGGAGGAGGAATTAAAGGATTTTTAGTTCCAGGTTTAGGTTTAGTTGTTGGAGGAGCAACAGCTGGTTTAACCTCATTTTCTGTCTGTATACCTGCTAATTTTTGGAATTTTTTAACTAATTCGTTATTTTCTTCTAAGTTGTTCATATCAAATCTAATTTCGTCCCCATCCTCATCTAATAGTTTTAATCTATCATATTCGGTTTGAGGTAAATACCATGTTCTTTGTCCTGAAATTTTATATATGGGTCCAGCAGGTGTAGAATCATATTCTATTTCACGTCCATTTTTATAAATTTCTAAAGTATAGATATTGTCTTTAACTACTTTACCATTTTCATCTATTAATGAAAATATATCTGAGTTGGTAGATGTAGGGCAAAGCATAAATACTTTATTGTTAATTTGTATCATTTGAGGTACACCCATGAAGAAATCACTATGTCTTTCTACACCGTTACCTTGTTCAAATAATTTATCAACTAATTCAAGATATAATTTACGTTCTTGAGTAGATAAATCATTGTATGTTTGTGCTGAAATAGGGGCAACACTTACTAAACGTAAGGGAGCCATTGTACTATTTTCAATATCTGGATTAGTACTATAACTGATGTCTTTAAAAGATATACTATATAAGTTGTATACTTGTTTTTGAGATGAACTCATGAATTTTTCAGCCTCGGGAGGTAAAAATCCAAACTTTTTAATTTGCTTATCAATATAATTCTTAACTACAGTATCAGAAAAATATTTTTCAATCTCATCAAATGTCAGGTATTCATCTTCAAATTCCGCTAGATATTTTTGTTGTAAATCATCTTTTAAATAAGGAATAAAAGGATATGGTAATGGTTCTTTAGGGTATCTAGTAAATCTAAAATCAGGATATCTTTTTAAAAGACCAACATTTGATTTTAATTCATCAAAAGTACATATTCTACCAAAGTTAATACATTCATTTTTTAAATCTAAATCTAAAGATTTAAATATATTAGAATCAATTATATTTCTGTTACTAGCGTTTGCTTGAACATATGTTTTTTTATCAGCATATGATAATTCAGCAAATTGTTCAAAAGATAATCTTTTACCTTTCATTGCCGCTTGAGCAATTTCCTCACTACTTGGAGGAATATATTTAAATATAGATTCTAATCCTTTTAATTTACTACCTAATTCAGCAGGTAATAATTTTATTACATCATCCCACGTTTTGGCGGGTTTATCTCCCATGTTAGTGGCATCCGTAACAGCATATTCTCCGTTTTCCATAGCATGTATTACTACAGCATGGTAAGGATCATCAAAACGACCTCCGTCTTTTCTATCAGGACGTGTTCTATCAAAAACAAAATAGAACATTCTACTTTTTCCACCTACACCCTGGAAGCGATATCCAGAGTACATACTTCCTTGAGTACGAGCTATACACCAAGAATAGTATTGGTTTCTACCATACTTAATACATTTATGTTCAGCATCACCTCTATATATTTCTAAATTATCTTTATCATATATTTTATCAGCATCGGCTTCAGCACTGTTAACTAATTCTTCTTTTTCTTTTTTAGCTTGAGCTTTAGAAAAAGCACCATCAATTAATTTTTCTAATTCATCAAATTTTTTATATCTAGTAATTTCTAAATAAAAATTCTTTTTTAATGAATCATCAGATTTTAAATCTCTAGGTAATAACGCTAACACAGTTGGATCTTTATCTTCAACTTTTTTCTTTAATGCAGATTTGATTTGATCAAACCGTTTTACGTAGTAAAGAATCTGTTCATCATCTAAATTAGGTTTTTGTTGCTTGTATAAACCAAGCATTTGCTTAAGTATCTTATCAGAAAACTCAGATAATATAAACTCTTTTAATAATGAATGGAACTTAACCATATATAATAAATATGTTAAGACTTATGTATTTTAAGTTTTAATATACCTGTCCCTTTAATTACACGATGCCATTCGTGTCTAGGAATATGTATAGGTTGATTTATAGAGGTAGGTAACTGGTTTTCTAATTGCAATTTCCAGTCAGTAGCGCCGATAATTTCAATTATCCTATGTTCATCATCACGATGCCACAAAAGTTCAATTGGATCGATATTATCGCAAAATTCGCGTATAATATATTCGTCTGTAACTTCTATGTCGGTATAGGGTCTCATTTGCCTTTAGGTATAAACCAATTTGAACACCACTTTGAAGGGTCTTTAATTGGGTTACCTTCATTATCTACTAATTCTTTAGTACCCATATATACTTGATATTGTTTATTTGAGCACATATGTTTTTCGTCTTCAATGTAATGGTACTTACAAACATGACAACCAAATCCTATTGGTGAGTACATGTATGGAGGGTATTCTTTATCCTCGTTTAATATGTCTGAAAATTTTATCATTATCGTTGTAAATTAAATCTTGATACTCTAGCTTTAGCTTCTACCTCATCATAAAATGAAGGTTCTTCAGGATATGCAAATATTTTATTTGCCCCCGGTACTGGGATTTCACTGTTAGTTACGATACCAGAAAGTTTATCTCCTTTTATAGGAGTATACCCTGTTATTCCTTTAGACATTTTATCCATAACCATGTTATAAATTCTTTGTCTTTTGGTAGAATCTCCAGTAACTTGTTCTTCATGACCTTTAATTCCTTTCCAAAATACGTACTCTGGTTTGTATGTAGCAATATATTCTTTAAGAGCTTTACCTACAGTTGCTAAAATTTTTCCAAAATTCTCACCACCTTCTTCAGTTTTAGGAGTAGTTTTAAATGCTTTAGGAAAAAAAGTTAATTCAGTTCCCCAGTTATATTTTTGGTCTTGTTTTTTACTTCGGCCGTTCCATTTACTATCAAATCGAACATAATATTCTTTTCCAGTATCGGTTGTAAACTCATAATCAACATAATTATTAAAATTACCTTCTTTATGATAACTAGGAGAATACAGTGAATATGGTGAATCAGCTATTTCGTTTAATATGTCAATCAATTTTATCATTATGAAAGTTTAAATATAATTTCATTTACCAATTCTTCTGTTGTTTTTCTTTTCTTATTTAAATCAAATAAACCTATATTTTTTTTACCCTCATAATATTGTCTAATACTACTAATAGATTGTTGTATATCATCATCCTTTATTCCTGCTTCTAACCCAGATTGTCCCATCTTATCTGCTCTATCTTGTCTACTTTTTTTCAAAAATTCAATATATGGTTTATCATCATTAGGAGATGGTGGAACACCTAAAACAAAAATGTTAGATAAATCCTTAAGTAAATCGGGATTTTTTATACTATCCCCACCAATGTCTAAAACAACTTTTTTATTGCCATATTTTTGTAATAGTTTAGAAAGGACACATCTTTTATAAGCATCATTTGATGAGCCGTAGTTATGTCCATCTTTAGTTCTTACAATATTTACCTCAACACCTTTTTCACCTTTACATGCATTTTCATACTCTTCACTACCTTCTCTTTCATCTACATTAACATATGGTATCCCTAATTTCTTTGCTAGTGCTTCGGCAGTTGTTGATTTCCCGGCACCTGCAGAGCCAACAAAAACAATTGGTTTACTTTCATACTGTTTAGCTTCAATTAAGCTTTCGTTTAATATGTCAATTAATTTTATCATTGGTCGCGGTACATTTCATCATACATAATATCAAATAATTTTAAGTTTCCTTGTTTATCTAAACCTATGTTTTTACGGTGTATATCTAAATCATATGATTTTAATTTAGGTAAAGTTTTATATAGTTTATCAAGAAAATTGTATATTTTAGTTAATAATAGTATTAAATCTGTTTTTTTAAGTTGTTTTGCTTCTTTTAAAATACGATTATAAACATCGCTTTTATCTTTTTTTAATTCTATGTCTATCCCCGATACTATATCTTGGGAATAAACATTCATTAGAGAATTACCTCCTCTAACCCATTCTATGCCCGCTTCATTTTTTGTAAAATCTTGTAATTCTTTTAATCCGGGTACAGGTGTTTGAACTTTTTCCATAATAACATACTTAGGACTATAATCATATATCTTAACAAAAAATTCAGGGTATTTACTCATCAACTCATATTGATCTTTTTTAGTTTTTGGGTTGGTAATAGTATATTTTTTTATAACTTTATCAGGAGCAAATTTAAGATCGTATGTTTCTCCTTCTGCAGATTCTTCATCTCCTAATTTAGTTTTTTTCTGGATGTTTATTTCAAGTATGTCTAGAAATTTTATCATTTTGATTTTTTCCCCCATGTTTTACCTTTACCTGGTGCTTTACATTGTGCGGCTGTTGCTTTACAGGCAGGATATTTAGCTCGTTCTTCACCTTTCTTTCTACCACATGCTTTGTATCCACCTTTACCATCAGGGGCATTGCAATCTATCCAACCACCTTCTTTACCTTTAGGACCTTGACGTTTAAACCAAGTACGGAGAGTTTCTTTTTGTGCCTCGTTTAAATCTTCTTCTTTTAAATCTTTCCAAATATCACCCTGACGACATCTTTCGGCAGCACCGGATTTATAGGCACCATGTTCTTTGTATTTGCGATCGGCAATACGAAGACATCTATCTCGTTTTTTCTTTGCCTCTAATAATGATTCTCGTACTCCACTAAACCACCTTACAAGTACATCTAGTTGTCGTTGAGTAGTTTGATAATTATTTCTTTTAATAGTATTTAATACATCATCAATATACTTATCTTTTCTATTTATATCAGCCCATCTTCTCCACTTATTCCAAGCCGCTTCTCCGGTTAAATTAACCCCCCCACTTTTAAAAGGTAAGGGAAATTTAGGAGCAGGAAGTGTAACCTCATTTAATATATCTATAAGTTTTATCATTACCAGAAACCGCTAAATGATGATTTTAAACCTAATAATTTAGCATATCTTGGTAAACGACATGACCAATATGATGCTTTTGTTCTATCTTTTTTATTTGGGCAATCATGTCTTTTAGAAAAAGCAGCTCTTGCCTTTGAATTATTAATTTTAGCAGATAAACCAGTAGTATCACCAAATGATATTTTCTTAACTTTACCTTTATCTCTTACATAAACGTAGAATTTTTTAGAACCACCACGTTTTGGTTTACCAATTGGGGGTGTTTTCTTTTTATCATCAGATTCATTAAGAGTTTTACCATATTTTTTAGCATAAAATTGTAAAGATTTATAGTAAGCTTCAGGGATGTCTTGGCCGCCTTTTGTTCTTACCATAATATTTACAACACCAGAAGGATCTTTCCTAAAGGCATGCATTAAAGCATTTGCATCATTAATACTATAAAACGGTTTATCTCCAGCCCAGATAAATAGATTATTAAATAAACTTGTCTCATCATGTATATCACGAGGACGTTCGTCTTCTTCTAATAACGGTAAATCTAAAGGTACCATTTTACCTTCAAAGTCATCGTATTTACCTAAATCGGTGTTTTCAAACAGCCATTTGTCTTTGCCTGAAAGTTTTATAACTCCTAATTCATGTAGAATACGAGTTTCTAAAATTAAAGAAACGTGTGATTTACTTCCTGCTCTAAAAATATTTTCAGTAACAGGGATTTGGTGTTCAACGTGATATCTAAGGTTTTCAGATATAGGGGCAACAGTAACTTTAGACTCGTTAATTAATGGAGCTGTAGTTTTATCATTCTTGCAATTACAATCGTCTAATTTGTAAGACAATGTTTCTTTAATTAATTGGTATAATTTTTCCATTTTACTTTCTTATATAATTTAAACTTAATATAGGGTAATATTCTATTCCGGCTACACGAACACTATTTAGTTTATCAACTTTTAAATCTTTATATTGAGGTTGATTTAAAACTCCGGATTTAACATAAACAGTATCATTTAAGAATTTAGAATCATTCTTATTAATTACAATTACAGGAACGTTTTTAATTTCAGGACGGCGTTTAGGTTGATAAATTATATTATTTCGCTTATTATAACGCTTAGCAGTTTCTATTGCTGTTTCTAAATCATCAAATACGGCAGCAATGTCTAATTTCCAATTGGATGGATTATTATCTTTTCTTAAGATATCAGAAATACTACCTTTTTTGTTCTGAATTCCTTCTTCTTCTCTATACTTTAAAACATACTTAATATAATTAGCAGGTTCAGTAGTATAGCTATAAAAAAATTTCTTTGTTGGTTTGTGTTCAATTTGAACAACAGCTACTTTTTGAGGTGCAGTTAATTCTTCATTTAGAATTCGTTGTAATATAGTCTCAACTAAAAGATTTTTAGTTATCATACTTATAAATATTCAAAGATCTTACTTTAAATATTATAGTATGTCTGATTTATTAAACCAGTTTCAGAATCCCACAAATATGCCTCAGCTGATTTACGAGCACCAATATATCCTTTTTTATGGTGCCAACTATCTGTGCCTGAAAGTGAGCTCATGTGTCTAATAATTACGCCTTGGTATTCATTAGTTGATTTAAGTTGTGTCTCTTTTTTATGGTGTAAATGACCTAAATGAAATTCTCTATAAGAGGTCATAGCCCAATCTACAGGATTTTCTTGAGCCATAATCATAGGTAAATCAGTAGTTTTTTCATTGTTACCATGTGTTAAACCAATTAAACATTTACCAAACACAAAATATTTACGAGGACTAGCTCCATTATCAACAGTTACATTTTCATCATTATGAAACCATCCTTGTAATGAATCACCTAAATAAAAACTGCGTTCATAATCGTGGTTACCAGGAATTACTTTAACCACTACTGGGGCTAATTGGGATAATTTTTGTATACCCTGTATGAGTAATTCTCTACCTTTTCTAAATGTATTTTGCCATCTTGTATCTTCCTCTTGTGGTGTGCCTGATGTTGTACTGTTAAATGGGTGAGAACGATCTGAGTTAAAGAAATCGTTTGATATAGGGAATAAAATCTGTACTATATTAAAGTTTTTATATGTTTCGGCAAAATAATCAATACAATCATTGAATCGTTGAGTTGCGATATCAATATTATAATTTTCACCAACTTCCTCATGCCATGCTACTTTACCAAAGTGTAAGTCAAAAATATTAACTTCTAACAATTTACCTTTACCTAATGTAAGGTTTTTAGGATTAATTTTAACAGTTGGAGATAATGCTTTTATATCTTCAATAAATTGTTTTCTTAGAATATTCAAGTCATAAGCAACTTGTTTTTTCTTTAACCATACTTTAACTTGAAATAAAGGAGTAGTTACAATAGCACCATCAGGTCCTTTTGCTCCAACTTCCCAAGTATTAACTACTTGTTTTTCAATTTCCCATTCTTCTAAAGATATACTATATACATTTAAAAGATCATCAACGGTTATAATTCTACTTACAACTTCAGATGTTAGAACTTTAGTTTCAGCCATTATTTTTTATACATTAAAATACAAAACTTATTTTATACCTCCAAGCTTTTATGCTTCTTCTTCAGGAGTTTCTTCTTCAGGTGCAGGTGTTTCCTCAGGTGCCGGTTCAAATTCATCTGGGTTAACATCTACACCTTCTGGTTCTCTACCTAATACTTCAGGGGAAGGACTTATAGCTTGTGAATCACCAGTAACGGGAGTAGCATCCGGTTCTTTACTTACCATTTTATCCTCTTCTGTTTTTTCACCACCATATTTTAAAATTCGAGCTAAAGATTCCATTGCTCTTTCTTCTTCTTGAATATTTAGCAAATAATATTTTTTACCTTCAACTTGAGCAGTCCATGATTTATCACTATAAGTTAAATAAAAGTATTGGTTATTAGCTAATTTAATACGGAAAGTTGTAGGTTTAGGTGCTACCCATTCTACATCTTTAATAAATACACCATATTGATCAGTCATTAACTGTACTAGTACTTTATCTATTTCAGGAAAACGAGCAACAATAGGGAATTTTAAAACATTAGCACTTGGTTTTTCCTCTTGAGGTATAGGGGGAGGAGTAGCAGTGTCTGATGCTTTGGTATATGCTTGTCGAATTAAGTCTTTTATTTCAGCGCGTGTCATTGTTATTATTTTATATTCCTGTATTTTCAGGTTTAACTTTAATTTCTGATATTTTATCTGAGTGTGGATTTTTGATTAGATAATTACCATTTTCATCTTGAGTAATACTTAAATTAAGGGGTAACATTTGTCTAGTACCTTTTTTAGTATTTATATCAACTAATTTAGAATTTTCTAATCCTTTTTTAAAGGCCATTACAACTTGTTGAGGCATTTTAGTATCAATTAATTTATTCAAATCAGAATATCCTATAGTAGTATTGTCTGTTTTTCTACCTCTTTTTATTTTATCTAAAGCAGTTTTAACTAGTGGATCAATATACATTTTACCACCATAATATTTAATATTCTCACCAAAAGTATCTTTTATACTTTTAAGGAAAGTAAATGTTTTAGGGACGTAGTTTTTACCTTTTTTTTTTTCTTCCTCTCCCAACATAGCATCTAGTGAAGGTTCTTTTTCTTCAAAATCTAGATAATGTTTAGCTTTTACTAAATAATCTTTAGTCAAATGAATTTTTTCTTGCCACCAATCAGGAAAGTCAATTTCAACATTCATCTTGTCATATTTGTCAAGCATTTTGTATAATTCAATAGCATACTTAGCTATACGATATACATTTGCTTTTAACATATGAGGCTCATCATCCTCGTGACCTAAGTCGATATCTTCATTTTTAGCTTTAACTCCACGACCTATTAAAACATCAGCGTATGTAGTTTCACCATCATCATTTAAGTCAGGAAAACCTTCTTTCATTGCTTGAGAGGTAGCAATAGGTCCTGCTTTTTTAGAAGGCATACCACTATCAATTAACGCATCATATATTTCACCACGTTTTTTCTTTTGAGCGGGAGTCATTTTTTTCTCAGAAACAACTTTACTTATTAATTCCTTTAATAAGTTTTCTTTAGTAATGTCTTTGGGAGTTTTTTTAGTAGTCATTTTATAATTAGTTATTCCAACGTTATTTAATACAGTAGATACTATTTTTTCTATATTTATTTTAGTTAAAGTATTTTTAGATAAAGAAAACATCAATGAGTTTTCATCTACTTTTTCAAAATCAAGTATAGAACGGCTAGGTTTAGTTTCAAAATACTTTTTAATTAATTGTACTTGATTATCTGTAGTATTTTTAGTCCATTCAAAATTAGGATCATTTAATTCCTCTCTGCGTTTATTAAGTAATGCTTTACGTTGGCCTGGATTGCCTGGAGGTTCTAGTAATCCTTTAATATATTTATCTAATTTAGGGTCTTGTGACCTAAATTGTTTTAGATAAGATCCATAGTTATTAGGGTCCTGGAGACTTTCAATTGCTTTATTTAAATCTTCTTTGGATTTAAAAATAATTAAAGGATTTTGATCAAATAATTGGCGTTGCATTGATTGATCATCTTCACTTTCTTTTATGTCTAATTCACTAATATATTTATTAACTTCTCTTTGTATATCCGCAGGTAATTCCCCATAATTGTATACAGCATACATTTTATTAAATCTTAGTTCATCCATCATAGATTCTTTTCTAGGTAAGGTTAAACTATCGTAAACATTTTTTACTTTAGGTTTATATATAGGCATGTAATACATCTTATTTTAAATAAGTTAGTTTATATAAAGTTGAATTAATTAATGTAACCACTTCATCAATTTGATTTTGTATATAACTGTCTTGAGGTAATTCTTCTTTTTCAGATTCAATAGTACTAGCAAGCGCTTTAAAATAGTTTTGAATTTCTTCACAGCTTTCATATTCCATCAAACCAAAATTAGAGTATCCTTTTATAATACCATACTTACCTTGATATGACTCAACTAATCCATCAATTAAATCAATTATATCATCATAATATTTATTTAATGCCTTGTGAGCAGCATAAGAAGGTGTTTGAAGGTGATAGACGTGAGCCTGAGTTCTGGAATGAAGTAAGTAAGAAATAAATTTGGCAAAGTCCATATCCGTTATAAATATTTACTTCTTCAAGGAAGACAAATACTCGATAGTTTTATGTAAATCATCTAATACTCGTTGCTTATTAGGCCCACCAACCCATTTTTCTATATGACCATCCTCAGAAATAAATCCTTGGTTTGATTCAGTTAAACTGTCTTCTATCCAAGCTTTAAATTCAGAAATAAAAGAATCAATTTCTTGGTTTTGAATTTTTCTTTCATATTCATCCCAAGCACCTATACGACGTAATTCAGTTTCAAAATCAATAACACAATTAAGACATTTTTTATGAATCATATAATAGTTTTTATCTCTATGAGTTACCATTAACTTATTACATGTAGGGCAAAATAAAGGCATAACGTGGGCTTTTTTAGCCTCATCCATCTTAGTGATATTTTGTTTTATACCATTTTTAATAGTCCATTTACGGCCATCCTCCTCCCAAACATCTCCCTCACTATGGAATTCTTGTTGTTTAGTATAACCAACCCCTACAGTAGTTTTATCACCGTATTTTTTAGTTAATAAATTTCTTAATCGTTGTACGTCTTTTTGTTTAAACTCTTTTTTTAAAACATTTTCTTTTTTATCCATAACTAGCTTATAGGGTTAACTTCTATATTAAAATTTTTTTCTATATTTATATCCTCAATATATGGATGATTCATCTTAAAAGGAATACCTAAATCTTTTAATCTTTGTACCCATATATCATATCGTTCAGGATAATTTGAATTAGCCTCTAAATCCATTGATATTTCACCTTCATTATTTGTAAATATTTCAGTAAACATTAATGGGAAATTTTTAAGTTTTATTATTCCTGGTAGGAAATTCTTAGGTGAAAGTTTCAAAAAATCATAGATATCAGAATATGATTTGATTTTAAGGTCATTAGGGAAAAATTCAAGATTTATTTTTCCTTTTATCCCCGTTTTTTTAGGTTGAACTTTGATTTCATCAACTTTACCAATTTTATCCAGATCAGAATATTGAAGATATTCTCCTGTATCTTTATCAAATGCACCGTATTCTGAGCCATAGCTACCATCTAGTCTATCAGACATAGTAATAGTTAATTCTGGGTTATTATTGCTATATTCAGCTCTTACTACTGCATCTCGAAGATCATAATCTTCAGGGTATTTTTTTATGTTAGGATCGTGCCCACGATTAAAGGTATAAATTTTATTTTTTAATTTTCTATGAATAGAATCAAAAAGTTCTAAGTCTTTAGAGGTCCTGTATTCGCCTTGTATCTCATCTTCTATCTCTTTTCTATTGACAAATTTGTATTCTAATGGAGCATCAGAATCTAAATCTGTGTTATTAGATGAGTAAAAGCGATCAATAGTATATGCTTGATTATCAATCCATTCTTTTTCTTCAGAGGTTAGAGCACCAGCCACTCCTGTGTTTTTAGGTTGGACTTTAATTTCATTAGTAGATTGCTCAATATTTAAAGTTATATACTTATTAACATCTATATCTGTAATTCCAAAATTACGTCCCTGAGTTAGAATTTTATCTATATATGGAATATTAAGATTATCTAGTTTATTTTTCCAAGCCTCAAGATACTCATATGGTGTGTCTGTATTAGTAAGTATGATGGTTAGTATAACTATAGATGAATCATCTCTATGTAATATACCTTGCATTTTAGGTAAATCTTTAGAACTTATCCACCCACCAAAGTGTCTTTCATTAACATCATTTATTGATTTTATATCTTTAGGGTAAAAAAAATAAGAAGGATCTAATTTAAAATTTACTTTTAATTTGCTACCTACTCCTGTATTTTTAGGTTGGAGTTTAATTTCATCAAGTTGGTCTTGAGAATTTTCCCAGCAACGAAGTAATATGTTTCCTAACTGGTACGCTTCTTCCTCTAATCCTTTTAAATTGTCATCTTGATTTACATTTTGTGTACCAATATTACCTAATCTTCCTTGCATATTTTGCATATGATGAATCATCTCATGAGCAAACGAACGGAGTATGTCCTTAGGGTGTCTATCGGTTATATACAAAGTAATCGCGCAATTTTGTGGATCATAATATGCTGTTTTACCCAATACTTTAGAGGCATTAGCCTCATCGTCAACAAATTTTACTTTAGGTAAAGGACGAATTTCAATATCACTATCCATAAACTGAGTGAGTGATTTGATAAAAGGTATTAATTCATTTTGGGGTGTGTTATGGAGTGCTTTACAACGAACTGCCTCATTTAATTGATTTTCTTTTAAATAAAAACGAGTTTCATTCGGTGTTTCCTCCATTTTAACATGAGGTATATTTTTCTTAAAAAATGCTTTATATAATTCATTTCGTTGATTAATACCTCTTAATCTAACTGCTTCACTACCTTTAGTTTTAGTTTCAGCTGGAGTGTAAAGTAAAATATCTAAATTATTTTTAACTATATCTTTAGCTAATTCTTTCTTGATAATTGAAAATATAGTAGCCATTATTTTATATGGCTCATTTACATTAGTCATTTCATATGACTCATTAGCGGTAAAATCTACTTTAACAATGTTTTTATCTAATTCATTATCATAATCATATTCAAAAATAACATCATAAAAAATATCCCCAGCCGAAAAATCATATACTATAGTACCAAATAATTCATCTCCATCTAATTCTAAATCATCCAAACGTTTAACATAATTATAAGGGGTAGATGATAATTCTCCTACTTCATTTACATCATTATTAAATTCTTTAACTAATTCAATAGCAAAAGCAGATAACCCGTAAGGGTCTTTTCTCATTTTAATACCACCCGGAGTTTTAAATTCTTTACCTGTTTTAACATCAGCATTATAACCACAAGTACCTTCATCAATTTTAGATAACTTATCGTAATATTTAGGATCTTCAAACAGATGATCCATAGCTATTTCTTTAGCGGCTGATTTATTAGTAGTATGTTCGGCTTCAACTTTAATACCTTTTTCAAGTTGTTTCTCTAATTTATCTTTTTCAACTCCATGCTTAGCGGCAATATCATCTAAAGTTTTATTTTTAGCTAATCCGCCGGGTACTTTATTAAGTTCATTAAGTAAATTTTCTAGGGATAATTCCATACTTATAAATATTATACATCTAACTTAATAGATGTAGGGAATAATTCTGAGTATGGTTTTAAATCTGGATTTTTGAATTTAAATATTTCAAATAAGTTTTTAAATGCTTGGATGTTGTTTTCAAAGGTGTTGTTCATTTCTTTAAGTTGCCATCCCTCACCTTGAATTTTCTTACCTGATTTGTCAGCACCACGGGTAGCTGCTTTTAACCATAAGATACCAGCGTTCTCAATCTTTTGATCGAATGATTCATTCCACATTTGTTTATAACAAGCAAGTTGCAAATCATAAGTATCATGTAATGAATTTGAGGTTTTAATATCTAGCAACCACAATTTGTCATTTAATTCTACTACCAAATCGATTGTACCTGCTACTTGTAATTCATCTGAAAGTAAGTGCCATTCAGAGGCAATCAATGTTGGTTTATGTGTTTTCCAAAAGTCAGCAAATTTAAGAATCATTTTCCATACCTCAAGAGAATATTTAGCTTTACCATTATCATCTAACCATTGAATTTCTTCTCCAGCTAAGAAGTTCTCAACAGCATTGTGTACTTGAGTACCTTCATCTCCTGCTCTACGCATGATGATATCGGAGTTATGTCCTACATCTTTAATCCAACTTTCAAAAAATTTATCTTTAGGGAAAGAGGACAGCACATATGTTACTGAAGGGTAAAAAACGCCTTCTTTGCGTTGGTAATAACGAGTATCTAAAATGGTAATTTGCTTAGCATCATCAGTAAATTCAACGATGCGATTAAGTTTTTTGTCTTTTTTTACATTTTGATTTTGTTCTATCATAACATTATTTTTTTCTTAAGTAATAAATCGTAAGTTAAAGCTGGGGTTTGTTGTATAATATTTGTAAATTCTAAAAATCCTAGTTCATTTGGGTCTTTATCAGCCATTTCAACTAAATAAACTTTTTTACCATAATCCATTAATGTTTTACAATGCTCTAAAGCAGACTTAATAGCATCTTTATCCAAAGCAATATATACTTTCTCTACAGATGAAGTTACTATCTTTTTCATTAATGTTTTAGAGATAATCTTACCAAATAAAGGTATAGCATTTCGTTTAATTGATATAGCATCGAATGCTCCCTCACACAACACAATAGGTGACTTCCAGTTTACAAAAAATTCAAACCCAATTATATCTTTAGATACTGGAGGATTTAGTTTATTTGAGGATATAAATGAGCGAGAAACAAAATAATTTAAATTACCTAATTCATCGTAGCTAGGTATAATAACCATATTAGCATATCGTCCTTCCTCACAATAACCAACATTATATCTTAATATATCGGCTTTGGTTAATCCTCTATCTTTTAAGTACTTTAAAGCATGTTTACCAACAACATCTTTAGATGATACATCAGAAATAGGTTTAAATTCTTTAGGTAACTTTATAGTGTTACTTTGTATAACTGTTTCGGTATTATTAGATTTCACCAAGCTACCTAATTCAGCTATTTTATCAGATGATGCTCCTACTTGTTTAAATAAGGTAGATAATTTTTTACCTTTTTTATCACATACCCAGCAATGCCATGGGTTTTCACCTTTATTATTACCACTAAAATTAATTTCTAATTTTAGCTTATGGTGATTACAAAAGGGACATTTATATGCTTTATTATTTCGAGCAGTTTTATTACCACTACCTAGAACCGAGTCTACAAGCGATATTAAAAGTTGATCTATCACTTGGTGAATATACAAAAAAAGGCTTGGTTTCCCAAGCCTTAGTTAAAATATTTATTAAATTAGTTAATATAATAATCACTTAAAATTCCTGATTTGGAATAACTAGCAATAACATTTTTTAAGCTGTTATAATCATCTAAAGTATCAATTTGCATGTATTCTTTAGAGTCATCCCCATCTTCATCTATTTCTATGAAAACCATTTTACCTTTTGCCTCTTCAAATGTAAAGTCTAATGCATTTTTTATCCCGGTATTTCCAGGGACGGCTTTAATTTCTTTTAAACGAGAATTTTCAGTTAATTTATTTTCTACTAAAAAATGTTTTAAGTCAAAATTATCCATAGTTATTAAATATTATAATTAATATACATTATTTTTTTTCCTGCTACTGTTATTTCCTCTGGTTCATCACCATTTTCACCTCTAAAATTATCATCTACATCCTCAGGATAGCTAAATGATACTCCATACATATATTCTCCTCCACCTTCTACTTCATCCTCCTCATCCTCAAGATCAATATTAACCCGTGCTATTGCTGATGGATTATTTAAAGTATCCATCTCAATATCTTCTAAACGGACTGCCCCCATCTTCTTAGCGATTTCATATTGGTTTTGTTTAATAAAAGATAATAAATCTATTTTCATTCCTGTATTTTTAGGGACGGCTTTAATTTCTTCTAAAGTATCAGGACTAACAATTTTATATCCATCTTTTAAAAGACTATTTAAATGAAATTGGGTTTCTAGTGTTTTATAGGGAAAAGAAACAGGGTCTGTATTATAGGGTTTACCTGTAGTTGTTGATCTTAAATCTACAAACCAATCATCAAATCCTTCTTCCTCAGACCCTTCATGGTCAAATTCCATGTCTTTTATAACATATGAGTCTTGTATTGTAATATTATAATCTGTAGGTGAAGGCATATAATTACCTTTAAATTTTTGTTTGTCCCACATTTTAGGAGTAATGATATCACCAACTTTTAGGTCTACGAATCTTGTAGTTCCTGTATTTCCAGGGGTGGTTTTAATTTCACCTAAACGAGAATTTTCAGTTAATTTGTTTTTTACTAAAAATTGCTTTAGGTCAAAATTGTCCATAATTATAAATATTATTCCATTCCATAATCTCTAAGACCATCAAATGTTCTAGAAAATTCCTTTAAATAATCTGAAATAAATCTTAATTCTCTAAATTCATTATCAGGTATAGTATTTAATTTTACCAATTCATTTTCAGTTGATGATCCATCTTCCATTTTTTTAACTATTTGTTGAAGTTGTTCTAATTGGTTTAAAATATTAATTGAAAGAGAATGCATTTGTTCTAAAGTTATAAATCTTGTAGTTCCTGTATTTCCAGGGATGGCTTTAATTTCTTTTAAATGAGAATTAGAAGTTATTTTATTCTCTACTAAAAAATGTTTCAAGTCAAAATTGTCCATAATTATAAATATTATTCAAAGTCTTTGGTGAAAAACTTTCCAAGAATATTGTCATTAAAGTATTCTAAAGGATGTTCTAACACCCCATATTTAAATAAGTACTTACATTCATAGTAAGTAAGAAGTTTTTTACTAGAAACAAACTGTATGATCTCACGGGTAAAGTCCTCTTGTTTACCTTCTTTAATGAATTCTACAATTGGTTTTGCAGATCCGTAATACGTTTTCCAATCAGATTCCTTTTGAACTACCTCGGTTGTAGGTTTACGTCCTCTTCCGGTATGTTCAGCCAGTTCTTTTTTGGTTAATTTACGTTTAACGTTGTGATATAGCGATTTTTTTCCAATATACGATATCCCACTTGAATTGTGAGTAGTTATGTATATAAAACCGAATGTTCCTTGAGGCATATCCTCAATTGAGCTAATAACTTGTTCATTGTATAACCACATATTATTTATCTATTTTGACATATATCGTCATATCTGTTGTTCTTGAGGATGGAAGCGGTTGAGATAATTTCCCTACAGCTAATAATTCTCTATTTTCACTATATAAACCAACAGTTGTAATGTACGGGGCAAAGAATGAACCGGTTGTAAAGTCATACGATTTGCCTGTGATTTGGTCTTCTATTACTGATGGGTTTTGAGTAAAGTTAAATTCATTTTCTCTCAAAGTACACTTAAATAATGTTTCATATATAGTGTACGAGGATGAAAATGAGCAAGTTACATTTGATGAAGTAACAAAACTACTAAGAGTATCTATTCCTATGTCACCACCATATATTGAAGTTCCATATGTTGCTAGTCCATAGATATTACCTCCAGTTGTTTTACTTCCAGATGAAGTTAAAACTATTAATCCGTGTTGATAAATTATATTACCTACAACTTCATTTCCCGGAGTAAGCATTACATTGCCTTCAGCATCATCTATAATACTTCCACTAGGGGTAGATAAATAAAATGATCCAGGTTTAATTTGATCACCAAATAAACTTTGAGGTATAGTTATTACTCCAACTACAGAATCTGAAGCTGTGGGAAAGTATCTAGATTGTGATAATGTAGATTGTAAGTAGTTGTAATTGTTAGTATTGTTTAGTCCACCTACTCTTACATCTCCCTCAGTATCAAGTCCATAGACTATACTAGAGGTAGAAGCATTATCTCCTAAACTAGAAGATAAAAAATTAGAATAATAGAGGTGCTTTACAGAATCATAAATTAAACGTTGGTAGCTACCTGTTGATACTTGCCCTGTAGTAGGGTCAGTTCCTGGGTTAAAGCTACCAGTTAAATTTTTTCCAAAAAATCGATCAATTAAAACAGTAGACCCTGTTAAGGCTGCTGACCCAGTAAAGGAAAATCCCTTGTTTACCTCAAATGGACTGAGGATTATATCCTGGACAGTTAGTGATTTGTAAGCACCCATTCATTTTAGAAATCTAACTTAACACGAACTAAAGCTTCTTTTGTAAAGTCTTTCTGGAGAGGTTTACTTAATTTAGCTACTGCTAACAATTCATTATTATCATTGTACATACCTACAGTTGTAACGTATGTCACAGGATTATTAATAAAATCTGAATATATAATATCACCAGTTGAGCCTGAAATAAAGCTAGGGTTTTCGGTATAGTTAAATTCACTGTTTCTTACACGAATAAACACATAATCAGAAGTGATAGTTTCTTGTGAATTAAGAGTACAAGATCCAGATCTAATTAATTCATACATTTTACCGTTCAATAACTGGTCTGAGTTTCCACTAGAGGCAGTAATATTGGTTGCAATACCACCATCGGCAACAGGACAAGAAATAGCTCTAGTATTTAATAAAATTACCCCAATATCAGGAAGCAAATAACCATATGATCCTGAACCTGGTGTGTATCCATTAGTGTATTTAGTATTTACTGTACCTGCAGATCCACTTACTAATTGATAAACGCGACCTGAGTCTAGGAAAGTTACGGTAGATGTTACTTTGCTGTTATCAGTTAAGTATAATTTACCAGCACTGCTACTTAATAATAAAGTTAATGAACCGGGTAATAATGATTCTTTGTAACGAGATCTATCATATGAAATAGCATGAAATTCAGAAGCAGTATATCCACCAAATATAAAATCAGAATTTTCATCTCCCAAAACCAAAGTACGGTATTGACCATATACAGTTCTAGAATAAGAAGAAGCAGTTACAGATGAATTATATAATAAACTTCCACTTCCGTATTTGTTTCCATAAGCAATAGAAAACTGTACTTCAGAACCACTTAATGATGATCCAGTATTGTATACATCAAGGTAGTAATTAGTTGAGCTACCTTGGGTTGATGAAGTATAGAATTGGCTTAATGTAGGTACATTTCCAGTCCACAATGTAGAGGAAATTGCATCAGCACTAATGACGAAATCTTCAGGATCTAAACGTTTAAATGACATTTTCTATTATGCTTTAGTTATTGTTACGGGGATTACTAAACGGGCTCCACTATCATTTCCAACTACAGTTAATGTAGCTTGAATTGAAGTTTGTGATCCAAATAAAGTATTTACAGTAGTACCTCTTAATTGGAATGAAGTACCAATTACAGTTTTAGATACATTAGTTCCTACAGTAGTTGTTGAATTAAGAGCAACAACAGCAGGAGTATTAATTCCTACTCCAGTAAAATTAGCTAATGTTCTAACATCAGAAATAGTAGCAGTATAACCACTAGTTTCAAATATATTACCATTACCTAAGTAGTTTAATGTTTGTGGAGTAAGGGTTAATGTAGCACCTTGTTTCAATAATACAGTTGAAATTCCTAAATCCAATACAGGTAATTTAGCTGTGCCACGAGGCAAAGTAGCTAATTTGTATTTCATAATTTGGTTTTCATTAGGGAATGCTTCTAACAAAGGCATGTTATCAATTGCCTGTCCGTAAAAAGCAGATCCTGAGGGGTGAGTTGGGTTATACATTGTATAATCAATCTCATCATCGGATAATGCAAATTGAGTGATTGCGAATGAACCATCGCCGCGTGCTAGCAATTCTCTACCTTTGGTAGTTAATATTGCATCAACGGTTACAGCTGTATTATTTAAGTATGCCATAATTTATTATAAATATATTTATTTTTTAAGTTTTTTATATTAGTCCTGCTTTTCTAGCTATTTCATATATATCAACATACGGATTAAAATTTAAAGGAACAACCAATCCAGTATTTGCTTTAGATATAGTTTCATATATAAAAATATTATTTTCATCAATTGATGAACTTATAGTAGCACTTCCTGAAGTATTTGATCCTACTGAGTTGGTTAGTAAATCAACTAATGAAACCGAGGATGATTGGGGAAAAATAGTTTTTACCATTCCAAAATTGAAATTAGTATTTCCATTTAAAGCTATTTTACTTCCATTAATATCAATTAGACTTAAAATATGAATTATTGAATCTGTTCCTGATTGGATGTAATCATATTGAGCAACATAATTTGTATATCTTTCAATTACAGGCTTGTTAGCATAGCTAATATCACCAGTAGTAAATTTATTTATATTAGCACCATATAACTTACTTCCTTCATATCTTGGATTAATATGTCTTTTTAAAGTATAATTTGATTGTTGTACTTGAGCATATATAGCGGATCCACTTGTTATAGCTTCTAAGTTAACAGGTGATGAAATACCATTTGAATAATCTACATCAAAATATTTATTTGATACTCTGTTTGAGTAAACATTACCATATATAGCATTATAATCATCAAATTCTCCTATATCACCTGGGAAGTTTTGTTGTGTATAAACTGTAGGATCTAAATAGTAAGTTGATTGAGCTGCTAAATTTTCAACACTTATTATCCATTGTGATAAACTAGATAAGGATACAGTTCGTTCAGACACACTTAAACTTTGGAAAACATACTCTACTGTATATGAACTTTGTGCGTTTATATTGATGTTTTTAAGTGATAGTGTTTCGCTAAATATCTCTATTGAGGTACCTATAGTATTTAGTTGGATTGACCCTAATATACTGTTGGAGTTTTCTACAAAGTAAACATACAGTCTTGCATTACCGGCTTGTGCAGCCCATGCTCCTTCTAACACTATGTCTATATCACTTATTACATTATATTCAGGTGTGTATGTGTATGTAGTTGTATTATAGATGGGAAGCGAGGTGGTTGTTATTTTAAAGGGTAGGGTACCTATTTTAAATTCACTGTTACTACCACTTTCAAAAAAAGCTCCTGATATTGCTACTTGTAGATTTTGTATATCACTAATTGATTCTCTATATCTAGGTTCTAGTAAGGGGTTATTTAAAATTGATTGAGTAGTAACGGTTAATATAGTACCACTTAATTCACCATTATAAAATTCTCTATTATCATTATGAATAATATTAACAGATCCTGTTGGTCCATTAAACGATTGAGTGAAACTACTTGTTTGGTTTAAGTACACTCCTCCATTATCACTGCTAAAACCATATATTGTATCGCTTCCAGAATAATGTTGTACTGATGCTGTATATTCAGGGCGAGACCAACTTACTTGAGGTTCTGGGTATTTAGGTCTTTCTAGTATGGTTGGTTTAATAATGATACCAGTTGAAATACTTGTACGAGCAGGAATAAAATCCTTAACCATTTTAAATAAAGCATTATCAAAATACTTTATTAAACGAACATAATCAGAATAATCATAAGATGATGAATACTTTTTAAAGTAAGCATCTCTTAAAGGTTTTAAATCAACATACGATTTATTAGATACTTGTCTTGGATCACCAATATATTCACCAATATTAAAATAACCTAACTGGTTAATTATGTCTTTATCAATTTCATTTTGAGGTGAAAATCCAACCTCTAGTAAATTGTTATTGTGAGATACACTACCTGTGGTAGGTGAGGCTTGAGATAAAGGTGCTAATGGAGATAATACATTACCTGTAGGAATATTATTGTCTTGTAGTTTAATTTTATTAGCTACTCGATTCAACATACCTACTCCAGGTTCATCATAATAAACTGTTTCTACATTAGGATTAAATGAATATGATCCAGTATATGAAAATAAATTAC